CGAGAGCTCCATCTCCCGCGCGCACTCGGCACAGAAGCGGATGAACGTCTCGTGGTTCTCGTGCGGCTGGTCCTCAGGGAACCAGTCCGGCTCCGGCAGTTCGGGCTTCTCGGGGAAGCGGCGTCGGACGGACGCCTCGTGGCCCTCGCGCGGGCAGTAGCCGACCCGGATGTCCCCGGTCGTGGTGTACAGCCGGATGCCCACGGTCTGGCCGCACCGGATCGGGACGAACCCGTACGGGCCTGGTGTCTGGCCGATTGTGGCCGAGCATGTCGTGGTCATTGTGCCCCCTTCCGGCGGTTCTCCCGCCGATACCGTTCTACCTCTTCCTCCGTGACGTACCAGTCCCGGCCAAGCCGCCGAGCGCGGAGCCGTCCCTTGCCGATCTGCTGACGCAGGGTGGCGGGGTTGAGGTTCAGTCGTTCGGCCGCTTCGGTGAGGTTCATTGACACCATTCTATCTACGCTGCGTAGATAGTCAATACCTATTTTCGGGTGCCTCGGGAGACGGCGGAGCAGGGTCGGAGCCGGGGGGAAGCTCCTGCAATAACTCCGCCGCCTCCCGGGACATCCGGGTCACAGGTCGAGACTCAGTTGGACCGTCCATTCCGCGGGACGCTTGCCGTTCCCGCCGCGCGACTTTCCACCACGGTGGCCCTTTCGGATGATCGGCGCAGAACATGGAGGGTCGCGCCTTCCATTCCTCCACGAGGACCTGCTTGATGGTCAGGCCGGCCTTGGCTTCCTTCGCGGCCGTCTTGTATGCGTCCGCGTCATGGCCGTATCCGAGCACGGAGATCCACCCGGTACAGCCGCAGGGCTCGAAGGCCGCGAGCGCGATGTGCGGTCCGGGGTCCGCCGCGTTCTTCATGCCGGCACCGCCCAGACCGTCCCGAAGAACAGGATGAAGATGACGATCCCGAGGAAGATGACGAGATCGGCGAGCTCGAGGCCGTGGTAGGAGCCGCCGGACCAGGAGCTCACGGCGCCGTCTCGTCAATGAATGGGCGCCACCGCTGACCCGCGAGTATTCGCCCGATGTGCGATGCGCTGACCCCGAGTGCAACGCCGATGCATCTATGACTCTGGCCCGCCGTTCGTCGGACATGGATGTGCGCGATCTGTCCAGCGGTCAGCTTCGCCCGCCCGTTGGCCTCGCCGCGCGGTCGTCGATCACGCCGCGTTCGGGATCCGCTGCGATCACCCGAAGCCACCCGCCCCTTCGCGTCGCGGTCGCGCATGTTGTCCTGCGGGGTGCCGAGGAATAGATGCTCGACATTGATGCATGGCGGGTTGTCGCAGTGATGGCAGACGAACATGTCGGCCGGGATCGGTCCATTGGCCTGCTCCCATGCCCAGCGGTGAGCCCGACGGTTGCCGACGCCCTTGACGTAGCCGAGGCCATAGCCCTTCGGGTCGCGCTTCCAGATCGTCTCGATGCATGCGCTCACGGCAGTTCGTCAATGGCGGCGAGGACGGCGACGCAGTCGTAACAAGTCGCATGACCCGCTTTGCCGGGGATCGTCTCCACCCTCTCCCGCAGCGCCGCCTGGTACGCGGCCACGGCTTCGGCTTCGATGGCGGCGTGGATGAGTGGCCGGTGATAGGCGATGTCCGCTGCTACAGAGTCGCCGTGGTCATCGTCGCCGCAGTCAAGTAGCGCCGCCCATGCGTCCGCCGCTGTCGTCGGCGCGGTCACCGGTCCTTCTCCAGCGCCACCGGATCATCCTTCCCGAGGGCGGCGCGGACCACCTTCACCGCATCGGCAACATAGCCGAAGTCCTGTGGCATCGCAGGCCAGCCCTCACGAATAGCCCTGAGCGCGACGACGTCCCACGTCGTTATCAACGTAGCTGCCGCCTCCCGCAGCTCCACGTCCACCCCTGCGCGGGCGGCGTCGATGACCGCGTGCTCGCGACGATCACGGCACTGGTGACGCGGGTCATCCTCGCTGTCGTGCTGCCGTATCGCTGCGGCAGCGTATTCGGCTCGCTCCTGCGTCGCTGTCGTCGGCGCGGTCATCGGTCGTCTCGGAGGGCGGCGCGGAGGTCCAGCATCGCCTTCCGCAAATGCTGGCTGCCGTCTGGCGCGTTGTCGGTGAACCAGAGTTGGCAGAGCGCAGTCGCCGCCTCTCGCAGCCGCTCCACCCTCGCGTCGGACTCGGCGCGGATGGCGTCGAGGGTGGCGAGGAGACGGGCTGAGGTGGTCATCTGATCCGGAAATCTGGTGATCTGGACGCGTACGTTCGCCAACTCCTCAGCCGTTAGCGGCTCCGGCGCGGTCATCGGAGTGCCCGATAGAACGCCTCGACGGCGAGCACGATGAAGATGACGAGGATGCCCGCCGTGATGATCGTGGACGGCAGTGCCGTCATCTGGTCGGCGAACTCCTGGAGCACGGACGGTAGCGTGGTCATTCTGGATCCCCCTTCTCGATTGTCGGCATCGCCGCCAAGAGGGCCGCGAGTAGCCGTTGTCGTTCATCCTCGGTTGGGATGAGGCCGCGTTCGATGACCGACATGCGTCCCGACTCGATGCCGGCCAGCCGGCCGATCTCGCGCTGGGTCTTGCCGGTTGCTTCTCGGAGTGCCTTCCAAGGCGGCAGTTGCTGTGTCATAGGGACATGCTACGCACTGCTACGCACCGCTGTCAACCGGTATTTTCGTACCGGGACACAAAGAGACCGCCCGTCCTGCTCGGGGTAAGACAGGACGGGCGGTCAGGGGTTAGACGCCGGGGAAGGTCTTGGCGCTGTTCCAGATCCGAAGGTAGTCGAAGAAGGCCCACATGGCCGTACCCGACGAGTCGGGGTTCACCGCAAGGCCGAGAGATGCGATCGTGAGCGATGGGTTGCGGGCAGCCACGACCGTGCGCCACGCATAACCATCCGTGCTGTACAGGTAGTCGTAGCTGCTCGAGCTGCTGGCCTTGATCGCGAGCCAGACCGGACTATCTGGGTAGAAGAACGCGGATCCGACCGTTGAACTGAACGCAGTTTGGGAGTCACGCTCAACCGTGAACCGCCGTGCGGTGCCGTCTTGGATGACGCAGAGCAAGTCCATGTTCCCAGGAGTCGCTACGCCGACGAATAGGGCAGCCTTGTTGAAGTTCGCGACTGGCAGTGCGTGGACCTTGGTGATGGCCGTGAACGGCTCGGACGGGGGGGGGGCATAACGGCCCACCCAGCGATAGGTCGCGCTGCCGTTGCGCTTGATGTAGAGCATCCCGGGCATGGTCGTATTCGCGTCTTCGGCATCGGCTGCCGTCGCCATCGCTGTCAGTCCGGTCAGGCTCGAGGTGCTGAACTCGAACGTCGTGTCTGGTGTGCCGAACAGGAGCGCGATGGGATCGGTCTCGGAACTGCTCCCGCCGCCTCCGCCACCTGACGTGGTCGAGATGGTCGCGGTGTCGAACTCCCCGTCACCATCGGAGTCCGTCAGCCCTATTGCGATGCCCGATCCGGCACGGAGATTGAACGTCCCGCGCTGCATCGTGTTCGACGATGACGCGGTGATGGTCCCGATGCCATCGTGGACGTGGTCGGCCGGTGACCACAGCGTGGTCATGTTCCCAGCGGCCGATGTCTTGGAGACGCGGGTCGAATTGGATCCAGCCGAGATGCTGCCCGAACCACCCGTGGAGTGGATGCGGATGGTGTTCGACGGGATGGCCCCACCTGCTCCGGCGTCGAGGGTCAGCAGGACATTCGACCCGGCGGCGAAGTTGACGATCGGGTTGAGGAGCGTGTTCGAGCTATTCGCGGTGATGTGGTGGACCACGTCGCGCGACAGTTCCTCGATGGCCGTGGCGAGGTCGATGAGCTCATCTTCGATGTCGTCGTGGGTGTGGTCTTGGCCCAGCGACCGGTCTGGCTCGTAGAGCTCGAACGAGAAGATGCGTCGGTTGGTGTCGGACCCCGTGAGCTCGAAGTACTGGTATGCCTCGTCGGTCGTCCACAGCAGCGTCGTCGTGTCGGTACTGAACGACCCGGACGCAGCGTAGGTCTCGGTGGAGAGTGTCACCGCGTCGGAGAAGTCGGCCTCATTGGCGCCGCGCAGGGTGTACGTCCACGATCCAGCGGTCGCGTCACCCGACAGGATGACCGCCTTGACGATGTTGAACACGCCACCGAGGTCGAGGCGGAGGATGTCGGGACCGTCGATCTCCTGGTAGGTCGAGTCGTCCCCATCGACCGTGTTGGGGGCGGGTACGTTCCACTCGACCGCGGTCGGGGTAGCGGATACGACCACGTCCACACTGCACGTCTGGCGCCCTGCGTACAGCGGGGTGGTTGTCAGGCTAGGCGTGACCGGGTCACCGGAGGCTAGATCCTGGTGGCCCGTCCATGTGACCGGACGTGTGCCTGGCTGGCGGGAGAACGTATCGGTCTCGAGGTCGCCCAGCGGCGTCCACGTCGGATCGCCGGCATAGGTCGCGACCTGCCCGGTGAAGGCCGCGATGAGGATGCCGGTCGAACCAGTCGGGTCCAGCGTGGGCCCAACGAGCGGCGACGATCCAGATTGATTGTCGAGGTCGTCATGCACGTCGGTCGAACCCGCGACCTCGTACAGCACCAGACGTCTGGTGTTGACGCCCGCCCCACCGCTCGTCGACACGCTGACGGTTGTCGGCTCCGAGGCACCCGCGACCTTGGACCACAGGTCGACCCCGACAGCGTCGGGTGACGTCGTCGAACCCTGTTCCAGCAGCGTCCAGCCAGACGTCGAGATCGTGGCCCCAGACGGCTGGAACAGGACCGCATACATGGTGCTGCCGTTGGTCGGCGTGGCGGCGAAACTCTCGGAGAAGTTGCCCGGAGGGTGCCACGCGCCGTTGAGCATCTGGACGATGCCACCCGACGACGGGGCGTTGACCGTGAATACGCTCGAGTCGAGGGCGCGGTCGGGCAGCCCTTCCTCGGGCTCGTCGCAGCAGTCGACCTGCTCCTCTCCATCGCCGAGGTCGGGATCGCCGCCCAGTTGGTGCTGGAGGAACGGGACGGAGCCGCCGATCCGGGTCGGGCGCGTCATACCAGCGACCCTCCGGTGATCTCGAGTCGTTCGCCGTTCTGCCCGCTACCGCGTGGCGTACGCCAGAAGGCCGGGAATGACGGAGACGTGGTGAGCTCCAACGTGATGAGGTCACCCGGGACGACCGGGATGCCGTTCTTGATGATGACTGGGTCCCATCCCTCGGGCGAGAGGTTCCCCGGGGTCGGGTTGTGGGTGATGGTCTCGACGGGGGTGCCGTTCTTGCAGATGGACACCGTCCAGGTGTAGGCGATGTTGTTGAGCTTGATGCCGTACGTCGTGATGAACCCGGTCACGTTGATCGTGCCCGTGCCAGTCACCTCAAAGCCGTAGAACGGTCGGCCATGGGGCGGCGAGGGGTCTTCAAGGTAGTCGATGAGGCCAGACTTGGGCGCGAGGTTCCAGCCAGGTCCAGGGTTGTCGCCGGTTCGCGCGAAGTAGACGACATCCGAGTGCGGCCCGTCCGAGCCATACAGCACGCCATACACCGCGGTCGGGGTGGGCTGTGGAGCCGGCGCGGTCAGTTCGAGCTCGAGCTCGTAGAACTGCTCGGACCGCTGCCTGACCGTGCGCCGGACCACGCGGACCCACTCGAAGTCCTCGTAGCCCGGGAGGTGCGACGCCTTGAACTGGATGCGATGTCCCGCGAGGATCTGGTTGACCTTGGCGTTGGGCAGCAGCACCCTCGTGGTTATCCGGTCGTCCTCGGTGTCGAGGGTGTGGAGGTAGCGGTTGCCGCGGATCTTGGCCTTGGCTGCGGTCTTGACGTTGGGCGCCGACGTGACTACATCGCGCCGCGCGAAGTTGGACGCGGTCGCCTGGTCCTGCACGTAGGTGTAGCCGCCGTCGTAGGCGACATCGACGCCCGAGTACACCCGCGACGGGTCCCGCGACAGCTGAGTGCCGTTGCCGTCGGCGATCGGGTACGTCGTCGAGAGGTCGATGTCGGCCAGCACGTTCGACAGCCGCAGCGACGAACTGAAGTTCGACGAGGACGCGTAGTCGTACCACATCGACGTGTCGTTGGTGTCTTCCTTGTACCAGACGAACCAGTTCTTGCCGGATTGCTGGGCGGCATCGTCGAAGATGGACGCGAGGTACTGCGACCTGTAGTCGACCGCATCCATGTCGTACGTGTTGTTCTGGTCGAGGTAGGTCGAGTCGTTGATGAGGCCTGCCTCGTTGGTCGACAGCGCCCACTCCACCCGGTCGACGTCGGTCTCCTCGGGTCGCTTGCCGTCGGCCCCGACCATGACCCGCCGGTTGAGCAGGGTGTTGATGTCGGTGACGGTGATCTCGATGATGCGGGCGTCCTCGGTCAGTTCCGAATCGCCGCGCTTGTACACCCGCTCGGCCGCGTAGCCGACGTAGATGACCTGCTCGCCCGATGCCGCCTCGGGTTCGCTGATGTAGACCTTCGTGTGGCCGTTGATCTGGAACGTCCCGTCGGGGTCATAGGCAGTGATGGTCGATGTCCCGACCGAACCCTCCTCGGCCTGCGTCGTGACCTCCAGTTCGTACAACTGGAAGTAGTCGGTGATGTCGACCTGGCTGCCGTCGGACAGGATGTTGAAGTAGTGGGGTGCCATTACGGGTCGAACTCGGTCGGCCCGTGCTCGTTGTAGCGCGAGCCACCGGTCGGCCCGTAGCGCCTGACCACGGTGTACTGGCGGTTCACGGTCGTCGCCGAGACGTTGACCGGCACCGTGACTGACAGCCGCGGCGGCGGGATGGCATGGATGGCGCCCACGATCGCGGCCCCGGACGAGGCCACTTGCGCCCTGGTCCGCGCGTCGGCAGCGGCGAGACGGGCGGCGGCCTCATTCGCCCGGGCCTTGGCCTGGTCGATGGCGGACTTCACGTTGGACAGGTCGCCCGCGAGCTTGCCCTTCATCGTCTCGACCTGCGTGGTGATCTTATCGGCGGCGGCCCTCTGCGCGTCCGGGATCGACTGGCCGAGACCCTCCGGGCCGAACACGTTGCCCTTCTTGCCCTCGACCTCGGTGGTCGTCGTCCGGTCGGCGATCTCGTGCTTGAGTGACTCGCGCATCTGGCGCAACTTCTCGAGGGCCTCGCCCTGGACGAGGACGTGGAGCGGGTTGAACTCAAGGTCGTGGATGCCCGTCTCCACCCCCGCCAGCGCCCGTTCGAGGGCCGGTGTCGAGGGCTGGCTGGCGATGAAGTCGTTGGTCTGCTGCTGGATGGCCGTCGCCTGTGCCGTGCTCTGGTCGCTGATCTGCTGGCGGACTTCGTTGACCGCCACCGTCAGCCCGATCGCCTCGCCCACGAGGAAGACCTTGCCCAGCGCCCCGATCCCCTTGCCGGCAGCCCCCGCCACGCCGCCGCCGCCGGTCGGCACTCCGCCGCCGAGGGGCATGTTGGTGACGAACACGGGCTGCACGAACGCCCGCCCGAAGATCGGGATGGACGCCGCGAGGTTCTTGACCAACGGCCCCGCGAGGCCAGCGAAGATGTTGCCGACGCCCGCCCCGAGCAGCCCACCCGAGAGCTTGTTGAGGACTAGCGCCCCGCCGCCGACCGCGAGGATCTCCTTGGGCAGCTTGCTGATGATGTCGAGCAGGCGCAGGCCCATGTCGCCCGCCGTCCGCAGGACCGACACGATGGTCTTGCCGCCCTCGACCACCTGGCCCCAGTCGATGTCGTCGATGAACTTGCCGATGTCCTCGCCGAGGCTCCGCAGGGCCTTCTTGTTCTCGTCCTCCTTGAGGAACGCGGTGAGCTTCTGGGCCGCCCTGCCGACCGCGGGGGTGAAGCCCTCGCCGACGGTGATGGCGGCCTCGATGAAGCCGTTGCGGAGGAGCTTGAGCTTCGACGCTACCGTGTCGAACCGCTTCTGGGCTTCCTTGCCCAAGGCGCCGGTCGACTCCTCGGCGATCTGCAGCTGGTCGTTCACGAAGCCGAGGTTCTGGGCCATCTTCAGGATGGCGTCGCGGTCGCGGACATTGGTGATGCCGGCCGCCGACAGGGCCTTGGCGGCCTGCGTCCGGTTGAGGCCCTTCAACCCCTTCAGGAAGTCCATCAGCAGGGGCAGCGCCTGGCCCTTGTTCACCCGCTGGCGCATCTGCTTGATGGTGAGCCCGGTGATGGACGCGAACGCCTTGGCCTTGTCCGAGCCCTTGGCGATCTCGGTGCTCATGTTCGAGAAGATGCGCGACAGCGCCGAGCCAGCCGCCTCAGGCTCCGCGCCGAGCGAAGTGGCAGCCGAGGCAAGCGCAGTGATCTGGTTGGTGGTCAGGCCCGCCTGCTTGCCCATCGCGGCGAACCGCTTGACCACCTCGATGATCTCGGACTCGGTCGAGGCGCCCTGATTGCCGAGGTTCACGAGCGTATCGGCGAAGTCGGTGATCTCGTGCCCGGTCAGCCCGAGGATGGTCGTCACCTTGCCCAGCGACTCGGCCGCCTCGTCCGAGGTCAGGTTGGTCGTCTCCCCGAGCAGCGCGACGGTCTTGGTGAACGTCTCGATCTCGCGGGCCGGGATGCCCAACGCACCGGCCGTCTCGCCGATGCGGGCGAGCTCGGTGGCGGCGATCGGGATCTCGGTCGCCATGTTGCGGAACGACTTGGCGAGTTCGTCGAACGACAGGCCGGCCTTCTGGAGGTCGGCCTCGTTGATCGTCTTGCGGACCCCGGCGAACGCGTCCTCGAAGTCGATGGCCTGCTTGGCGGCGTAGATGAACGCCCCGCCGACCGCGGCGCCGATGATGGCGCCCGAACGTACGGCACCCCGGGCCAACTGGCCCGTGCCCTTGCCTACCCGCTTGACGTCGCCCTCGAACTTGCCGAGCGAGCGGGACGCGTTGGAGATGCCCTTACTGAACTGGTTGTCTAGGGAGAGCCTGACCGCCAGTTCGGCCTGGTCTGCCACGTCACTTCATGCGCTGCAGCGCGGCCGACGATCGCTTGAACGCCGCGTCCTCGGCCCGCCCCTGCTCGCGGACGGGCACGCCGACGCGCTCCTCCGCGATCAACTGGCGGGCGAGGGCGAAGCGCGGGAAGGTCATGCGATCAAGCTCTGACCATCCGCCGAAGCGCGACGCGACGACCGTCTGGGCTGCGAGCGGGTCCGCGCTGAGGGCAGAGGGGTCCCACCGGCCGTCTGCCCATTCTGCGAGTGCCTTGCCGGTGGAGTCTGGAAAGGGGCGAGCACGCTCCCCGAGTACTGCTCGTTCGCCTGCTCCGCCGCGAGGCGGGCCAGCGAGTAGTCGCCGATGAGGTCATCGACGTCGAACGGGACCGCGTGCCCGTCGGAGTCCAGCAGGTTCCAGCCGATGGCCCCGTGGCGGAGGAAGATCTCGAACCACGCAGGCCGCAGGTACGCGGTCCGCTCGGCGACGACCTTGGCCTCGACCGCCTTCGGGGCGTTGTCGGACAGGGGGTAGCGGCGGACGGACTCCAGGAGTGCGCCTTCCGCCGCCAGCCCGCCCGCGAGATCGAGGTGGGGACGAAGGTAGACCTCGTCCCCATCGGGGTGTGGCGTGCCCGGGCACGCGCAGTCGCGGACTCTCATGGGTAGGTCGTCGCGTTCGTGGTGACCGTGGTGACCCTGAGCATGTAGCCGAGCGTCTGGTCGTACCTGCCCCGGTAGGTGAGCGTGTAGCCCGTGTTGTTCTCGCCGAACTCGGTGTCCTCCGCCGTGAACAGGCGAGCCGCGAACAGGCGCGTCGACTGGTACGGCGTGACGCCCGTGATGATGGTCGGGCTGGTGGTCTTGATGGCGATGTACTTCTGGGCCGGCGGCGCGTCGTCGATGGTCTGCCGCTCGGCAACCGTGGCCGCCGTCTTGGCGACGCCGAGCACGATCTCGAGCTCGCGCTGGCCACGGCCGAAGTTGGCGATCTGGAAGCGCGTGTTCGACCCGTTCGCGAACCGCTTGGGGTCGTTGTTGGCGACCACCCGGATGGACGCGGTGTGGACCGCGTCGGTCCACTTGGTCGTGCCGATGGAGCCCGCCACCGAGTCGACGTAGACCTCGGTGTCGGCGCCGTACACCCATGTCGGGTTGGCGTCGACCGTGAGGCCGCCGGTCGGGCCGCCGAACGATGCCCGTGCGTACATCGTGGTGGCGTCCACGTCCCACGCGCCGAGATCCTCGTCGAAGCCGATGGTGAGCTCGTCGATGATGCCCGACCCGCCGATGATCCAGTCGGTCGAGTAGTCGTCGCCCCACTGGTCGGTGAAGTAGGGGAACGTGTCCTGCGTCAGGGACGCCGCCTGGAAGATGTGCGTCTTGGCCGTCGCCCCGGTCGGGGTGACGCCGCCCTTGATGAGGCCCGCCCACAGGTCCGGCTCGTCGTTGAACGCGAGGTTGCCGGTCCATGTTCCGGTGTACTCGGCCGCCCCCGCGAACGGGGCGAGGATGGGATCGAGCGACCCGACGTCGACGTCGGGGTCCTCGAGGTTCGGGTTGATCTCGATCGGGCCGCGGTACGGCAGGATCTTGGTTGCCGCCGTGTTCGACGAGAACGAGGTCTGGAAACCCAGCTGGTGCTTGCGAAGCCTCTGCAGGCCCTGTACTGACACTGCCTCCTCCTATGCGCCCGTATCAGCGCCCACTTGGATGACCGCCGCGAACGTCACGACGGTCGCCGGGTAATAGGTGCCATCCATCTCCAGTTCCACGTCCTCGGTCGCCCGCGGCTCGACCAGGTCCCGCTCGAGGGCCGTGGTCGTGGCGTGGGGTCGGTCGGACGTGTACTGCAGGAAGGCATCGACGACGTCATCGCGAATGTCTGCCATCTCATCGGCATAGTCGCGACCGGCGTAGACGATGACCACGGTCGGGGTCGTGGTTCGACGGTGGATCCCGACCGAGTGCTGGAGGGCCTCATTGCGGCTGCCGATGTAGGCGATCGGCCGGTTGGCGAAGTTCTTGGGCCTCGAGCGGTAGACCGCGTTGAGCATGGTCGGGTTGGCGGCGTTGAAGTCCGCGAGCATCTGGTAGATGCCGGCCACGAGGTCGGAGCGGAACGACCACGCCATCAGTCAGCCCGGTTCCACGCATCGACGATCACGTTGACGCCGAGGATCTCCAGCGCCCGATTGGCACCCGGGAGCATGAACGGCCGGGGCTTGGTGCCCGGATGACGGACCCTTCTCGTGAACACCACCCGCCCGCCGGCCGAGAAGCGGAGCACCTTGCGCCGGACCGGGGTGATGACGTGCGGCCTTGTCCCGAACTCGACGTGGGCGGCGTAGTTCGCCCCCGCCACCGTCGTCGCTGACCGGCTCGACACGGATCCCAGGTGGATCGTCCGACGGAGGTTGCCGGTCCGCACCGGTGCTAGGTTCTTCTGCTCGCGGACGGCATGGAGGGCGAGGTCCCGCATCATCGTCCCGGTCGACCGCTCCACCGCCCGGAAGCGGGAGTGGAGGCCCTTGGCTCCCTTCAACGATGCACTCATGTGAGGACGATCTCCGTGCCGATCTCCCACTCCTCGCACAGGAGCTTGACCTCGACCGGGAGGCGGCTCATGTCGAAGATGTTGCCCTCGGGCGTGGACTTGGC